TTTGCTCCTTTGTTAGTCGTTGCTTTGCTTCATCTATTGCTTCTTCTAGTGCGTAATACATGTCCATGTTTTCGTATTTATCAAACACGGCATTGGCTAACTCCCAAACTTCAGTAGTTAAATCCTCGCCATCTTTGGTCATGTCCTCTTGGTCAAACCATTGAATACATATTTCAGATTCTAATGGTAGTTCATTGAGTAGTGCTAGTGCATCTTTTACTTTCATTTATTTTCTCCTGTCTTAAGTAATCCTGTTTCCAGGAAGTTAGATAGTGCCTCGGTAATATCCCACCTATCGGCAACTGGTTTAATTAATAGAGTGATTTCCATTAATTCATTTCCGTCTGTATCTTTAGTAGTATCTTCTACTTTGTAGTTATATTCATGCCATAGTTCCATTACATTTCTCCTGTCTTAAGTCCGATTTATCCGTAGATTACTTTGCCAAGCACGGCCACCTGCATCACTGCATCAGCGCAAATGCTGTCGTAATTGTCAAAGTCAAACAAGTCCATGTAAACCTGCTTGTTAGCGATTGGTAGAGCCTTGGCTAAATCATCTATGCCAATTATCTTTTCAACTCGCTCATCGTTTTCATCAAGGGCTATTACTTTGATACGGCCTACGGTTTCCCAGTTGGCATCATCTAGGTATTCAGCCTCAATGAAATGGTCTCCGAAAGAGAAAGGGCTTGCACCAAATACTGCACTCCATAACTCTTTGTCGTCAACCTGCATTGTTATTGTTGCCATTGTATTTCTCCTGTCTGTTGGTATTAGTAGAACATTAGCATTGCCAGTTGTCTGTTGTCAACTAGCAATGCATGTGATGTTCGTCTCATGTCTTAAGACATCAAGGGTATAATAAATCAAGGCAAAATTGAGATAAGTTTTCAACTTCAACTTTGCATTGGTCGGGTGTAGTTGCATCATTCAATAGCCAAATTGTGGCTAATATGAGGGCGGTCAATAGCACCGCCCTTACTCTACGGCCTCGCTTGGTTAACTTCATGCGTGGGCGCACTCCTTAATCGGAACTAAGCAATCGCCACAATAAACTTGTCTTAAGTCAGAACTTTCTATTACCTCAGTAAAATCACTGTAATAACCTGAGGCAATGTCGTTTCTAATCCACTTCTCAGCATTGTCATGCCATCTTGACACATCGCAATGAGAGGCGTGGCCGTTCTTTGTTATTGTGTAAATGCTTCCGCTTGTGGTGATTGTGTCGCCCTTTGCGTTAGTCCATTTAGCCATCTTGTTTCTCCTGTCTTAATTCACAAGGTGAGTATCTCCCACCTTGCTAGTGCCTCAATGGTGTCTTGAGCACCTGTCATCTGTCAATGATTTGAGGCTGTGAATTGAATCACATCTGTCTTAAGCAACAATCTCCGTAATTGTTAAGGCTTGTCCATTAGCCTTTAACATCTCAGAAATCTCAGCAATTTTCTCCAGGCTGTCGGCATAATTCAGCCCGCAAAAGTTGCCTCTCTTGCTGTAAATCTCGTATGTAATTTTCATGCGCTCACCTCCTGTCTTAAGTCAGACTCATCTTTAATTTCTATTTCTTCTTCTTCCATGCCTTGAATTACGATTGAGCAGTTGGCTACGAAATCATCAAAGATTTCCATATCCTTTACGGGCTCATCAGAGACATATTTAAAGGTCATGTAATCGCCCGTGGTTTCGTAAATCATCTCCACCTCGTAAACATATTGTGTCTTAATTCTTGACATAATTCACCCCGCAAGCATCTAAAAATTTTGCACGGTCAAAGCGTGGGTTATCTTGGATTAATTGGCTGGCTAAAGTTTTTGCAATCATAGAAACAACTTCTTCAGGTCGTTCCTGTTCAAAGCCTTCCCAGTTTTTGATTGCATGATTTAAAACTCCTGCAATCAGTTTGTAATCTTTGCGTGTCATTGCTGTCTCCTGTCTTAATTCAGATTAAGAAATTTTCCTAATCTGTTTTCCTGCTGTGGCTGATTTTCCTCTCATGGCTGGCAGTTGTCAACTATCTAGCCATGTGAGGTTAATCACACCGTGCCCCCCGTAGGTCTTGAGCCTGCGCCAACTTAATGGGCGGGGGGCTTTCTGTCTTAAGACTTAATCTCCTTAAAATTAAAGTAATCAGAAAGTTTCACAACTGTTGCCATGAAATCTGACACCTCCTGCTTTTCAATCTCAATTCTTAACTCTGCTCCCCTTTCTGTGTCGTAGTTGTAGACCTTGCTCCAACCAAAATTTTGATTGGTGATTATGGCCTGCCACTTTCCATTCTCTGCCTGCTTTACTTGGTATTTCATTTTTTTCTCCTGTCTTAAGTCAGGGGGCGGGCTTTCCGCCCCCGTTTCTTTTTATGTCTTAAGCCTCTTGGAATGTATCCTCGCAGGCTTTGCAAACTACACCGATTTCAAGCACTGTGCGGGAAAGTCTAATTACATTTCCGCAATCACATTCTGCTTTGATTAAATTGGTGTTTCTGCCCTTTGGCTTGGCTTGGCTTTCACCGATTGCAGACAACTTAAGGGCGCAATCAATAACTGAATAAGCCTTAGCCCATCGCTTCATGCCCTCATCAGTTAGAATTGTGCGGGCGTATCCTTTGCCCTCAATTTCCTCTGTCTTAAGACCGATGGCCTCGGCTGTTAGTTTGAAATTCTTGTTGTGGTATTGATTGCTTGAACAATCTTTGATTCCATTTTGGTGATTCAAAGAGTGTGCCACCTCATGCAATAAAGAGCCCAAAACTGACTTAGTGCCCTCAGCAAATATCTCAGCATTTAAAGCAATCTCATGGAACTTATCGGCCTCAGTTGCCCATGGTGTCCATGTTGTGAAATGAGCCCGTGCATTTTTTAGATTACGGGTAATCAAAATCGTGGCGGGCATTGCCCCCGTTTCTGCTTTGATTATTTGGTGAGCCTGCTCCATTGCTTTGGTGATTGTGCTTAATGATTCTTTGCTTGTTGCCTTAGTTGTTGTTGCCATTTTTTGATTCTCCTGTCTTAAACCATGAAACCAATTTGATTTCATAGCCTCATCTTTGCCGTTCAGTTGTCAGTTGTCAAATCTAATCGGGGGTGTGTCTACGCTTAAATTTCAATTATAACGAAAGTGTTATAAATGCCCCTTTGCCTCCGCTTGTCTCACTATTTGAGATGCGAGCCCTTGCTTGCCTGCTCCCCCCGTAGCGATTAAGGGGGCGGGGCTAGTTAGAGCCTGCATGCAATCTAATCCTGCTAAGCCCCTGCTTTGCCTGCTTGCTTGCCCCCTGCTTGGCTTGCATTGTTGTAAATAGAGGAGTGAAAGACAAAAATGATTACCCCAGGTTTTTAAATATGCGAACAAATGTATGGATGTGTATCTACCCACATAACTTTGATAGGGGTCGTTATGTAGCAATTTATACTGCTTTTTGCCATGGCATAAAAATAAATAAAAAAACTTTTAAAATAAATGTCCAAAAAGTGTCCTCTGGACACCTAATAGTATACTGTAGGGCAAAACAATGGGAGCCCTACGCTTAAGCAAAGGCAACCCTATGGGGTTGCCCCTAGTATAAGCCCTAACCTACGGCTTCCGCCTTGGGGCTTCAGCCTACGGTTAGGAAAGGAATAAGCGCAATGCTCCATTACTTCCGCATTGCTACTGCCTATGGAAAGAAAAAGAACTACTGCTGCATCTCATAAGTCAGATGCTATAAAGAAGCAGATTATAGAATTTTTATTAGAAGGCTACTCTGTCACCAAAGCCTGCGATGCTGTGGGGCGAAGTGTCAAGACCTATGAATACTATCGTAAGGTGGACCCCGAGTTTGCTCTACAGATAGACAAGGTACGGTCTATGACCGCCAGGGGAGAACTCCAGACTGGTGCCGTGGAATTACCACCCTTCCCAGAGTTTTCATCCAAGTACCTAGGGGTAGAAGTCTTTACCCATCAGAAGCACTGGATTGATTTATTGGAAGGTACCACCCCTTCCGAAGTACATCCCTCAATTATCTATGAGCCTGGGGACCCTGACTTAATTATTGTCAATACTCCTCCAGAACATGCTAAGTCAACAACCATAACCGTGAACTATGCGTTGTATCAGATTTGCCGTAACCCTAATATAAGAATCTTGGTTGTATCCAAGACTCAGGCTATGGCACAGAAATTCCT